CCCGTAGTGGACGTTGCCGACATCACCGGCAGCAAGCTGTCAGTGTTTTGGAAGTTTGCGGAGTCAAGTGCAGAAGCCAACGTCTCAACGACAGGTGTAGCCGACCATTCGCTAGCTCGGATCTACGTTCTTAGAGGAGTACGCCCCTCCATCGCACCTGGCAGGGCAATCACAACCGACACCAAGACACCAGCCTCGCCAAACATCACTTGGCCCAGCATCGACTCTCTAGCTCACAACAGTCGGATCGTCTACATCGCAACTCGCCCTGACGACAGTTCTGCTACCAACGTATTCTCATTCTTCACAAACACAAACCTGACTGAACTGGCTGCAGGTGGTGAGGCCGGCACAGTCAGCGGCAACGGCGGCGGCTTTGCCTTTTATGTCGGCACCAAGGCCACGCCTGGTAGCACCGGCACCGCGACGGCCAACCTGTCAGTCTCTGTCACCAACGCAATGATGGTCTTGGCGCTAGAGCCAACCAACGAGCTGCCGGCGTAAAGATTGGAAACCTAATGGACACCAGCGTCTGATCTGTGGCCGTCACGATCTTCCAGTACAACCACACCAACCGACTGATTCTGGGTGGGACGCTGCAAGCGACCGATACCCTCCGGGTGATCCTTTGCACCGCAGCGACGTTCAACGCGGCGAATACCACCCTGGCCAGCGTCACCAAGACCGAGGTGGCCAACGGGAACGGTTACACAACCGGTGGCCAGGCGCTCACCGGCGTGGCGATCACCACGGTGGAAACCAATCAAGCCATGCTGGATGCCAGCGATGCCAGCTGGACTGCCACCGGCGGCTCGATTGAGGCCAGCTTTGGCCTGGTGGTGAACGACAGCGAGGCCGGCGACCCGCCGCTCTGGTTCATCGACTTCGGCGGCAACCAAGTGGCCGAGGCCGGCACCGATTTCAAGGTGATTTGGCCCGTGACGGGCATCGCCCGATTGGCCCTGAAGGTGGCCTGATCCAATGGCAGCAACCCTCACGATCACACCAAAGGAACTGGAACGCCAGGCGGGCCTGGCTTTCACGGGAAAATCCTTCAAGGCGTTCCTGGCTTATGACCCCGGTGCTGCGCTCAGCGTGGCTTCAACAACCAGCGCATGGGAAGCGGTGGAACTGGCCACCGCCAACGGCTATGCCGCAGTGACCGGCGCAATCAGCAGCGGCGGCAGTTACAACACCACGCAGGGGCGGTTTGAGATTCCGGCAATTACAGCCCAATACACCGGCAGCGGCGTTGGGTATGTGTTCGACTGCCTCGTCTTGGTGGTGGACGGCGCCACCTATCCGCACTCGGTGACGCGCTGGAGCTCAGATCAATCGCTGTTTTCAGGGCAGACGCGCAGCTACGTGATCAACCTGCTGCAGGACGACTGATGAGTCTGCTGGTTGATGTTCAGCTGGTTCCGAATCGGATTCTGGAGGTGGTGAAGGCCAGAATCTTGGCCAACAGAGCAAAGTGGCTGCAGCAGCAGAAGACCGCTGACCTGAAGGGCCCCACTAGGCCCAGACCGAAGCGGACACGATTTGGCGCGACGCCCACGACCTACCGGCGACCGGAGCCTGGGGCAGTCGGATCCACCGAAGGCGTTGTGGGATTTCAATCCACTTCGCCCAGCAATTTTGACCCAGCAGATCCTCAGTTATTAGTTGGGCCGCCTGGCGTTAAATCCAATGAAACCATTGGAGCTTTATGCCCAAACAGTGCATTAAATATAAAAGAAAGGCCACCATTTTACGGGCGAGCGTATTTAGAATCGGGCGGCTTCTATGAAGACTGGTTCTTGTTGCCGCTAACGAAAGAAGCCTGCATAGCAGTTCGCATAAAAGTCAGAATATTTGTTTGGTATCACTTTGATGTGACCAGCGGCGGTTTCACCTTGCTGGATAGCAGCCAAGACGATTTATGGGAAGCCTATGCTTTTGCTGTCTCCAAGAAAAAAACCAGAAAGATAACCATGCCAAGCATATTAGAAGGGCATCTAAAGGAGCTATTCCCCCCTATGGCACTAAACGACACGACTAATTACAGGGGATTTCCGTTTTTATATCCAACCTTGGACCCTTACCCTGTGCAGACTTTTAATACACCCAAATGGCGCGATAGCAGTCGCTACGGCAACTACAGCAGGGGAAACGAAACGCTACCAGTTGCCTTTGGCATAGGAGAATTGAATGGATTTCACGGAGGCAATCTTGGTTCTTTAAACAGATCTGAGTTTTTTTCGCCTGCGGTTTACCAATTCCTAACCGGACCAATGACCGTCAGCAATGATAGCAGGAATTATCAATACATGCGAGAGACTTATTTCCAAAATGCACCAAATTATTACCTAAGCCAATGCCACTTGGACAACACCTGTGATGACACCAAGATTGGTTTTGATGTCACCCGTGAACAGCCGATAGACATCATTACCCCTGTAAGGGACGAAGCCTTTAGACAAAAAGGCGCTTATGACGTGAAACTCAATGGCGCCGACAAGAACCTTGACTTTCTTTATTACGCCTGGAATTGGGACAAGCCTGCTTATTGCCAGCAGCAGGCGATTTCACTTGGTTTCACGGCAGCTGACCTTCGGCCATGACCGCCAAGCATTCACAACAGCCAATTCCAGATCTCGACTACCGCCATTTGCTTGATCAGCTGCAACTGCGGACTGCCGCCAACCGCTACAACGAATCACAGCGCCGCATGCTCCAGCAGGCGCAGGCCAAAATCATGCGTCAATCCAAGCCGGAAAGCTGAACCGCACTCAGCCGTGACGGCAAATGCCTCCCACCGCACGCCAGGAACTCCTGGCACAGTTCATCCACACCGCAGATCAAGATCCGCCCGCTGACCCCGATGGTGGCGGCGCCGACCCCAGCGATCCCCCGACTGGTGGTGACACCGACCCCAACGAAGGCCTGAAAAAAGCCCTCGAAGCTGAACGCCGCCTAAACCGCCAGAATGCTGCACGCGCTGCACAGCTCGAAGCGCAGCTCAAGGAAGTCGGACAGGTGGACCCCAAGCTCTTGGCCGAAGCCCAGGCAAAGGCCGAGGCGGCCGAGCAGCAACGCCAGCTGCTGGAGCAGCAGATCAACACCCGCCTGGCCGACGCCGAGCGGAAGTATCAAGAGCAGCTCGGCCGACTCACCAACGAGCTGCAGTCCAAGGCCAGCGCCGCTGAACGCGAAGCGCTGAGGATCAAGACCGAACGTGAGTTCCTGGCCGCCAAGGGCCTCATGGAAGCCAGCGCGATCGATGGCCGCACGCCGTTTGATTACATCTGGCAGCTCTACGGCAACCAGTTCAGCGAAGATCGCAACGGCCTCTTTCTGGCTGATGCAGACGGCTCGCCGCGGCTCGACGAGGAAACCGGCAAGCGCATCACTCCGGCTGAGTTCTTCGCCAAGCTCCGCAAGGATCCGGTTCACGGCATGCACTTCCAGCCTGAATACGGCTCCGGTTCTGGTGCCCGTGGTGGCCGCGATGGCCGTGTGAGCAACGCTGCTGACCTGTCGAAGGTGCCGACCTCGCAGCTGTTCCGCGACACCTTCGGCGCCAAACGCCGCACGGCTTAACCGCAACAGGCCTGCTGGTGACGACACGGGAAGCGTGATGCCTCCCAACCCGGCGTGACGCCACCAGCAGTCCTTTATCCCAGGAATCCCCAATGGGCCTGACCCTTCTGGAGGCGGCCAAATCCGAACGTGATCCGGCTCGCCTCGCCGTTATTCGTGAACTCGCTGAAGGCGAGCTGATGCGCGTCATCCCCTTCCAAGATGTGGAAGGTGAAGGCGTCTTCTACGACGTTGAGCAGGAACTGCCCTCTGTGGGATTCCGTGGCATCAACGAAACCCTCGACGCCTCCTATGGCGTGCTCAACCCTCAATCCGAACGCCTCAAGGTGCTCGGCGCTGAGGTCGATGTGGACACCTCCATCATCGACATGCGCGGCGCTGATGTGGTGGGCGATCAGGTGCGCATGAAGGTCACCTCCATGCGGATGACCTTTGAGGACCAGTTCATCAACGGTGATGAATCGGCCAACCCCCGCGCCTTTGATGGCCTCAAGCGCCGGATCAATGCCGGCAGCTCCCAGGCCATCAACATGAACGGTGCGCTGTCGCTCGCTGCTCTGGATGAGCTGATCGATGCCGTGGACGCCATGGGCGGCCAGAAGGTGCTGATCATGAACAAGAAGATGCGCCGCCGGCTGAATACCGCCAGCCGTGCCACCAGCATCGGCGGGTTCATCAACTACGAGCAGGACGCCTTTGGCCGCCGGGTGACCCAATACGGCGATGTGCCGATCATCGTGACCGATGTGAACGCCCAAAACCAGGCCGTTCAGCCGTTCACCGAAACCAGCTCCAGCACCTCCGTTTACTGCGTGGCGCTGGGTGATCTGCTCACCACGGCCATTCAAGGCCGCGCTCGCGGTCAGTTCGGCGTGTCGGTGCGGGCCCTGGGTGAAGTGCCCGATGCTCCCGTCGATCGCACCCGTATCGAGTGGTACTGCGGCATGGCCATCTACAACGGCCGCTCCGCTGCCCGCCTCTACGGCGTGACCGACGCGTCGGTGGTCGCCTGATTCCTGTTCTGTTCCCTTGAGGTAACGCCCAATGGCTCGCTCTACTGGCCTCGCCCCCCGAAGGGGCTACACCCTCGACGCAGCCACCGTTCTGGTGGGTGCTGTTCGAGCTGGCGCCCGAGGTCGCGCCGCTGCTACCCGCACTGGTGCGGAGCAAATCCTGAACACCCGCCTGGAAGCCCAGGATGTGTTCAAGCTGGTGGTTCACGGTGACGCCAGCGCTGCTGGTCAGTACACCATCCAAGTGGCCCACGTGGCTGAGGGGTCCAGCACCCCGGCGACCTACGGCACCGTGGCGGTGGTGACCCTCGCCCCTGGTATCCAGGAGATCCCCCTTTCTGGTGCCACCGTGCGTGAGATTGCCCGGACTGCGCCCAACCCCGACCTCACCGGGGACGTGCGGGTGGTGGCGATCAAGGCCGTGGCCGGCACCGAGGCGAATGCCCCGGCTGGCAACAACACGATCAGCGTTCAGTACGCCTGATCACCCTGGGGCCCTGCGGGGCCCCTTCACCATTTCTGGAGGATCCCATGAAGTCGTTTGCTGTGCCCGCGGGGATGACCGCCGAGCAGGTGCTTGAGGCGCTGGGCCAGCAGCCGGCCGCTGCGGTCAAGACCACCACGGAACCGCAGGCGCAGGCGAAGCGCGCCCGGCAACGCAGCGGCCAATTCAAAGGCGATGATCCAGCCACGCCTGACGCCAATGAGGCGTGGACGCCGGAAAGCTGAGCCAGCAGTAGGGCCCTGAGCTGTGGCGTGGGTTGAAGGCGAAACCTGGGCCGCAGAGCAAGGCACCGATGCGCTGAAGGTGTTTGAGCTGTTCAGTGATGCGGCGCAGACGCAGCCGTGGGTGTTCACCGGTTGGGATGTGAATGCCACGGTCAGCGACGACAAAGGGCGGACGGTTTACACCGTGACGGTGGGGACTGATCCTGAAAACGGTCGGGTGGAATTGATCCTGCCGGAAGCGATCGTGAACACGCTGAAGGTTGGCGGCGCCTATCGCTACGACTGCCTGATGGTGCCGCCTGGCGCTGAGCCTGCTGATGATCACTATCTGGCCACAGGGCCGTTCACGGTGGCCCTGCGGACCACTAGGAGGGATGAGGAGTGACCTGCCCTGCCGTCGTCAAGGTCACGGTTCCTGCAGGGCCAGCGGTTGTTCGCGTGACAGCGCAACCTGCGCCAGCGGTGGTGCGGGTGGTGACGGTAGGGCCGCCGGGAATCCAAGGACCGCCGGGGCCTGTTGGCGAGCCGTACGTGCACGTGCAGAGTTCGGCTGCAGCAACGTGGACCATCAACCACAACTTGGGATACAGGCCATCGGCAGAGCTGATGGATGCTGGCAGCCGAGAAATTGATGGGGACGTGTATCACCCGACTGTGAATCAGACGGTGGTGATCTTCAACGTGCCATTGGCGGGCACTGCGCGGCTGATCTGATCTCAGGGCGGAAAGCTACGGCACGATTCCCGATCCTGCCTCCCTCATGGCCCGCGCCGTCTACGTCGATCTCGACCTGCTGAATGTCAGCAGGCTGCTCAACCTGCCTGATGCGACAGATCCGCAGGAACCGGCAACCCTGGCCCAGGTGCGGTCGTTCGTGGAAGGTCTGGCATGGAAGGACTCGGTGCGGGTGAGCACGCAGGGGAATATCAACCTGTCGGCGCCGGGTGCCACGATTGATGGCATCAGCATGAGCGCTGGTGATCGGGTGCTGGTGCGGCTGCAGACAAGTGAACCCGGGAACGGGATTTATGTGTGGACCGGTGCCTCGACGCCGATGACGCGGGCGCTGGATGCCTCGACGTTTGCCGAGCTGGAAGCAGCGGTGGTGACGGTGGAGGAAGGCACCGATGCCGGCACGCAGTGGCGCCAGACCCAGGTGAACGGCACCATCGACACCAGCGATGTGGTGTGGACCGCGTTTGCTGCAGTGATCCCTCTGGCCAGCGAAAGCACTGCCGGGAGGATTGAGATCGCCACCCAGGCTGAGGCGGATGCTGGCACCGATGATGAGCGGGCGATCACGCCGCTCAAGCTGACCACCTGGAGCGGCAAGACCAAGCGCTACACCAGCGACATCGGCGACGGTTCAGCCACGTCGTTCACGCTGACGCACAACCAAGGTACCAGGGCGCTGCAGGTTCAGGTGTATCGCAACTCTGGCAACTACGACCAGATCGAATGCGACGTGCGCCGGACCAGCACGTCGGCATTAACGCTGTTGTTTACCACAGCGCCGAGCGCTAATCAGTTCACAGCGGTAGTGACGGGCTGATGGCGAGGGAGTTTCACGCTGACGTTGACCTCAAAGGTGCGTTGCTGCTTGACGGCAACCCAGGGGTCCCAGGCCAGATTCCAACCAGTGGAGGTCCTGGGCAGCCGGCTTCGTGGGGCGATGCAACTGGCGGCGGAGGCGGTCCCATCACGCAAACCGCTCAGGTCATCAGCCAAAACATTACTTTGACAGCTGGGTACAACGCTTTTTCTGTTGGCCCGGTTGAGATCGCAGACGGCTATTCAGTCACCGTTCCCACTAATTCAACCTGGGTGATTCTCTAATGGCTGGCAAACTTAAAATAGACCAGATCGAATCCAGCACTCAGGTGTTGGATGTTGATGATCTTGCGACACTGGATGAATCAGTGCCGCCTGCCCGTCAGGTAGCCACGAGCACTGGCCTGACGGGTGGCGGCGACCTGAGCGCCGATCTCGAAATCAGCGCCGATGTCGCCAGCCAGGAGGAGGCCGAGGCCGGGGAAAGCGAAAGCAAGCTGATGACCCCTCAGCACACTGCCCAGGCCGTTGCCGCGGTGTCGCCGCCGCCTGTCTTTGCAAGCCAAGTCGAGGCAGAGGCCGGCACGG